TGGGGCGCAAGCTATTGTCCCTCCTGGGCAAACTTATTCTGTCGATAACAGTGGTAGTAGTGTAACTATTGGACTTAATACTTGGTTTGAACTTTATTAAGGAACCAACATGATTAAAACTATTCAAGATTCCATGGACGGTGGTGAGTTCAAGCCACGCCATACGATTGAGATTTACTGTCCAAACTGTGGGCGTGATGTAGACGAACTTGAGTTAAAAATGCAAGTCTGCAGTGACTGTGGTCATAGCCTAGCTGAACCAGAAAAGCATGTAGCTATCGTGGTAGCCAATATGTCGTTTGGTGGTTCAACACTCTGAGGCAAAGAACAGTGAGATATGTCAGACGAACTCGGTTTATCGGCTGGTGCCAAGGGGATCAGCGAAGGGATTAAGACTGGGCGTGAGGCTGGGCGAGAGATTGGCAAGAACATCGAGGATGTTCAGAAAGAGGCAGTAGATGTAGCGAAGGAACGGGCAAATGCCAAGATTCGTGAGCGCAGAGAAGCAGAGTTAAGAAAAGAACGGGCAATATTTAAAGCTCTTGAGGAGTACAAGCACCGAAAGAAGATTTCGGACGAGGAGTATAAGTTACGTGTTGATTTTATCAAGCAGTACGGCACCAAGGAGTGGCAGAAGCTGATAGACATCAAGACGGAGATTGAGAAGCTGGAAAAAGAAGACCGCAAGTATTTTGATGCGGAGTTGGCAAAAGTTAAATGGGTGCAGTTTTGGTGCTTTTTAGTAGCTGCCTGGATTGCTTATTACATAGTATGGGGGAGTAAAAAATAATGGATACGTTACTAAACATACTAAAAGGCGTTGCTCCTGCTCTAGCAACTGCTGTGGCTGGCCCTGCTGGTGGCGCTGCTGTAGGTTGGATAGCCTCAAAACTTGGTATTCCTGATGACACCATAGAAGGTGTTACAAAGGCGCTTACAGGCAATCCTGAGATGGCTATGAAGTTAAAAGAGCTTGACCTTGAGTATGCCAAGTTAGAAGTACAAGACCGTGATTCAGCAAGACAAGCCTATGCTGCGGTAGCGACCAGTGAAAATGCGTCAGGCCTTGAAAAGGTTGTTGTTCCTGTACTTGCCTTGGGAGTTGTAGGTCTAGCCTTTACCCTAATCGGGATCTTAATGTTTGTAAATACTCCTACCGACCAACAACAAATCATTATTTTTGCCCTTGGTTTTATTACCAGTGCAGCTGGTCAAGTGCTGTCGTTTTACTTTGGATCAAGTCAAGGTAGTAAAGATAAGACCAAAGAAATAGAAAAAATGCTTACAAAGTAGGAATATACGCATGCTTGAATCCCAACTATTAGCCCTTGGTATTGATGGTAAGTGGCTTGAACCACTGAAAGAGACTTTTGAGAAATACGGCATTGATACGGCTAAGCGTCAGGCAGCCTTTATTGGGCAGTGCATGCACGAGTCTGGTGGCTTTAAGCTCCTTGAAGAGAACCTAAACTACAGTGCCAAGGCGTTGATGGCTACATGGCCCTCTAGATTCCCAACGGAAGAAATGGCAAACCAGTATGCCCGTAACCCTGAAAAGATTGCCAATAAGGTGTACGGTGGGCGCATGGGCAACGGCACAGAAGAAACGGGTGAAGGCTGGAAGTACCGTGGTCGTGGTATTAAACAACTGACTGGCAAAGAGAATTATGACCGATGTGGATCTGGTCTGGGTGTGGATCTTGTCGGCAATCCTGATTTGCTGTTGGAGCCTAAATATGCGGCTCTAAGCGCTGGGTGGTTTTGGAACAAACATAACCTTAATGACTTGGCAGATAAGGCAGATATTGAGACAATGACAAAGAGAATTAACGGAGGTTTACTTGGCTTAGATGCTAGGAAAGCCGCTATCCAGAAAGCCGAATCCGTATTAGGGTAAATCATGCCATTACAGAAATTGCAGTTCCGCCCAGGAATTAACCGAGAAGGTACCGATTACTCCAACGAGGGCGGCTGGTACGCATGTGATAAAGTGCGGTTTCGCTCTGGCTTCCCTGAAAAAATTGGTGGTTGGATTCGGCTATCAAACGAAACCTTCTTAGGTGTTTGCCGTGCGTTATGGAACTGGATCACGCTAGACGGCTCAAATTTATTAGGTGTTGGCACTAACTTAAAGTACTACATTGAAGAAGGCGGCGACTACAACGACATCACCCCAATACGCATTACGTTTACCGCTAATACTTCACCAAATACGGTTAACTGTATTGCTACTACTAACGGGTCAAATGTTGTTACGGTGACTATTATTGGCTACGGCGGCTTAACTAATGACTTTGTAACCATATCAGGCGCTAATGCTATTGGTTCGATTACTGCTTCTGACTTAAATCAAGAGCATCAGATTACTTATATTGACACTAGCAGCTTTAGTTTTGTGGTGGCAAACACGGCGAATACAACCGTGGCTGCTGGCGGCGGGAACACCATTAACGCTGCTTTTCAAATCCAGACTGGCTTGGATGTGTTTATTCAAGGTACTGGCTGGGGTGCTGGTACTTGGCCTTCTTATATTACAACCACGCTAACTAACCCGTTTACTTCAACAATCGGGACTACGACCGTCACAGTTACACAGACAGCGCACGGTTTAAGTAACGGTAACTATGTAGCGTTTAACAGCATCTCTGGCAACGTATGCGGCATCGCAGCAGCGCCGATTACTAAAGCTTTTCCTATCACGGTGGTTAACGCAAATGCCTACACCTTTTCTACTGTTATTGGCTCTAACACTTACACTACTAGCTCTGCAGGCCCTACTGGAGGGACTGTTGTAGTTTCTACCCCTGTGGCTCCTGTCCGAGGGTGGGGCGCAGCTGCTGATGTGGGTATTGGTCAGCAATTAAGATTGTGGACAAACGACAACTTTGGTGAAGATTTAATTATTGCCCCCCGTGGCGGCGCTATTTATTACTGGGATGCGACTCTTGGTATTTCATCACGGGCGGTAGAATTAAGCACTTTAGCTTCGGGCGCAACAGTTCCAGGCACTGCCTATACTTATGCGGACTTTGTACCCAATAGAACTAATCAGGTTATTGGGTCGTCAATTCAACGATTTGTTATTGCGTTTGGCTCTAATCCTTACGATCCAACCGATCCCAATAATACGTTTGACCCCTTATTAGTACGCTGGTCAGATCAAGAAGATCCTTTTATGTGGGTCCCAGAAGCTACCAACCAGTCGGGTGAATACCGCTTAAATATCGGCTCATTCATTATGTGTGCTGAGTCTACCCGCCAAGAGATTCTGGTTTGGTCGGACGCTGCTATTTACTCCATGCAATACCTTGGGCCACCATATATCTGGGGTTTCCAGCTGTTGCAAGACAATATATCTGTGATGGGGCCAAACGCCACAATTACGATTAACAACGTAACTTACTGGATGGGTACAGATAAGTTCTTCATGTACTCTGGTCGTGTTGAAACCCTACCTTGCGCTATCTGGCAGTACATATTTAATGACATTAATAAAGACCAAGCCTTTCAAGTTGTTGCTGGATCGAACGAACGCTATAGCGAAGTCTGGTGGTTCTACTGCTCGCAAAACAGTAACGTCATTGATAAGTATGTCGTATACAACTACCTTGAGCGTACATGGGCGTATGGCACTATGGAGCGTAGTTTCTGGCTAGATTCGCCATTACGCCAATACCCAATGGCTGCCGATGTATTAAATAACAGAATCCTGTATCACGAAGCCGCAGTAGATGACGTATCTGGACTAACCCCTGTGCCAATCGAGGCGTATATACAATCCTCAGACTTTGACATTGGTGATGGGCATAACTTTGGCTTTGTATGGCGCATACTACCCGACATTACGTTTAACGGCTCTAATGTTAACCAGCCCAAAGTAACCATGACGGTTCGCCCCCGTAGAAACTCAGGAACTAACTACGGAGTAGCAGATTCGCCAGAAGTAGATAGCGCTCAAAACTACACAAGCCAACGCAACTATGACGTGCAGTTATTTGATGGTCAGGTATATACCCGCCTACGGGGTCGCCAGATGGCGTTCAGAATTACTTCAACCGATTTAGGTGTAGCGTGGCAGCTTGGTACTCCTCGCATAGATATCAGAAATGACGGTCGCAGATGACAATTGAAAGAAACGTTCCACTTCGCCCGCCAAAAGCGCCTAACCTGCTGGTAGCACCAGTAGACTATCGTCAGCAATATCAAGACCAATTAAACAATGCTCTGCGTCTGTACTTCAACCAAATTGATAACTTTGCTCAAGCCCTTTACATACCTTCTTCTGGCACAACTGCAAATAGACCAACCGATAGAGTTCAAATAGGACAATATTACTTTGATACTGATTTGGGTTCTACTGGGCTACCTATTTGGTATGACGGAACAAACTGGATAGATGCCACTGGAACTGTGGTTTAAAAAGCAATGACATGATAAACTTCCTTAAAATCAACCCCATGAGGCATTTATGAGTCTGCACGCTGCCGCACAACATATTGCACAAAAAGGTCGTGGTCGCGACAAAATGCTCGTGCATATGACCCCGCGCGAAGTTCAGGGTTTACAAGCCTTGGCAAAAGCCAAAGGTGGCTCTTTAGCCACTAACCCAGATACGGGTTTACCCGAAGCAGGCTTTTTAGAAGATATTCTCCCGATTGTGGCAGCAGGTGCTGCTACGTACTTTACAGCCGGTGCTGCGGCGCCTATGTTGGTTAGTGCGGGTATGGGGCCAACTACTGCTGCAATCCTTGCTGGTGCGGGCTCAGGCGCTCTTATTGGCGGGGCTAGTTCTGCTATTCAAGGACAAGATTTTGGTCGTGGGGCATTGATGGGTGGTTTAGGTGGGGCTCTTGCTGGTGGCATGGGGGCTTTTGGTGGTGCTCCGGGCGGCGATGTGTCTGCTTCTCAACTTGTTTCAGAGCCTAATGCTATGTTGGCAGAAGCATCAAAAGCAACTGCAGCCGCTCCTGTTCAACCTCTTAGCGTTCCTGCAGACGTTGCTGCAACTGGTGGTGCCCCCGCCGTACCCGCAAATCAACCATATAACCCTAATGCGTTAGTAACCACCCCGCCTGGAACGCCTGCTCAGGCAATGACTCCTGGCCCAAATCAAGCCGTAAATCCTGAAACGGGTGACATTTACACAAAGATGGCAGCGCAACAACCCGGCGCTCAAACAGCACAAACAGGTAAAGGTGGTATTGGTGATTGGTGGAACAAGCAAAGCGACTGGGAAAAAGCTGGATACACAACCGCAGGTGCTTTAGGTTTAGCGGCGTTAAACGCTCCGCCAGGACAACTACCAACTAACGCTGAAGAAGAAAGCATTTTAAAGCGCATATCGCCAAACTTCCGTGCGCAAGCCCCTGTACGCCCCAACCCATATTACCGCGCGCAGTATCCGGTTTATGCAGCTTCTGGCGGTATTGTTGCCCTAGCCAACGGCGGTGGCCCGGTTGAGCGCATGACTTCTATGAACACCTCAATTAATCCCCAAGGCGGCTTATATCCTCAAGGCATGATTGACAAGACTCAATACGCTACCCCTAGCCAACGCCCAGCTAGCATGGAGATTTTAGAATCCGAACCTTCTTATCAAAAATCAAACCCGTTAATTGCTGCGGCTGGTATGGCGCGCGGGGGTATCGCAGACTTGGGAGGGTACTCAGATGGTGGCAGGATGCTTAAAGGTCCTGGTGATGGGATGTCTGACTCTATACCTGGCGTTATTGGTGGAAAGCAACCTGCCCGATTGGCTGATGGAGAGTTTGTGGTACCGGCGGACGTAGTTAGCCACCTTGGTAACGGTTCTACTGATGCAGGTGCAAGAAAACTTTACGCCATGATGGACAGGGTTCGTCAGGCAAGAACAGGCAAAAAGAAACAAGCGCCTGCTGTTAAAACCGATAAATTTATTCCGAGGATGGCGTAATGGCAGGCGGTCCAGCACCAAGCAATCAACAAAGCGGATCTGGCATATTCGGCGGGGCAGCAGGAGCTCCTCCAACAGATACTGTACGTGGATTGCCCATGGCGGTAGGGTTTGGAACAGGTGGGCCTGGTATGGGGCCACCTCCTGAAATGGTGCAACAACAAGCCCCACAACAGATTTCCCCGGTTGTGCAGCAAATGATGATGCGTCAGCAACAGCCGATGTTTAACCCACAAATGCAAAGGTTACAGGGGCTGCAACAACTTTATTCTATGTTTAGCAATCCCCAGATGCGCATGCCTATGCAAATGCAGATGCCAATGTATAGAAGCCCCGCTTTGAGCTATCGCCCAAACATCCAACAAGCGCAACAAAATTTAAGTCGGGTAAAGCCTAGCGTGTATAAATCAGATTTAGATGCAGCTAGATCAAGAATTGCGGAGTTGGAAGCACAACAGCAGCAACAACAAAATGATATTAACTATTCGCTTACATATGGGCATCAAGGCTAATGAATTTAACCATTCAACCCGTTGGCGTGGCTTACTTTCATCAGACTTGGCCTTTGGTGGAAGGGTTTTTAGCTGAAGCGTTAAAGTGGGGCGAAGATGACTATACCGTTGAGCAAGCTAAAGGAATGCTTGCACGAGGTGACTGGCTGTTGGTAGTGGCAGTTGATGAAGAAAATACGATCAAAGGCGCGGCAGCAGTTAATTTTTTTAATATGCCTAATGATCGAGTTGCATTTGTAATTGCGATTGGAGGTAAGTTAATTAGCAATCAGGACACGTATAAACAGTTTTCTGCATTGTTAAAAAGCTATGGCGCTACTAAAATACAAGGTGCCGCAAGGGAAGCCATCGCCAGGCTTTGGACGCGGTATGGGTTTAAAGAACGCTACAGAATTGTAGAGGCAAGATTATGAGCATACTAAGAAGCAAACACAGCGGATGGACACATGAAGGCAGAAGGACGCCATTTAGTGGCGGAGGATCTGGCGGTGGCGGTCCACAAACATCTACTACATACTCTTCTAACGTACCGGAGTATGCCCGTCCCTATGTAGAAAACATGCTTCAGTCTGCCCAAGCGCAGATTTATAACGATGACATGACGTCGTTCCGTCCGTATCAACCATACAGCACAGATGTTAACGACTATTTTGCAGGCTTCTCACCCCTACAACAATCCGCACAGCAAGCTGCGTATTACATGCAAGCCCCACAACAGTTTCAAACTGGCACTGGTCTAGCCGGTGCCGCGGGTATGGGCGGTTTAAGTGCAGCTGAACAGTCCGGTCTTTTAGGGCAACAAGCTCTTGGATATGGTGCAACAGGCGCTGAATACGGTGGTCTTGGTGCAGAACAAGCATTGGCCCGTGCACAACAAACCGCACAACAAGCTGGACTATATGGTGGATTAGGCGCTGGATATGGTGGTCGTGGTGTAGAAGCTGCAGAACAAGGCTTTGGTGCAGGTGAAGCGTTTGCCCGCCAAGCTACTAGTCCAGAAGCTACAGCGGCGTACATGTCGCCATATATGCAGAATGTGGTGGACTATCAAAAGTCTCAAGCCTTACGTGACTACAATATTGGACAACAGCTTCGTAAAGCTCAAGCAGTCGGTAAAGGTGCATTTGGTGGTAGCCGTCAAGCAATCGCCGAGGCAGAAGCAGAAAGAGCGCTGGGTTCACAGTTGCAAGGTATTGCAGCAACAGGTTCTCAGAAAGCATTTGAAGATGCCCAGCGTCAACAACAGTTTGGCGCTCAATTAGGACTACAAGGTTTACAAGCTGGCTACGGCGGTCTTGGTTTAGGTATGCAAGGCGCTGGTCTTGGTTTGCAAGGTGTTGGGGCGCAACAGGCTGCTGGTCAATTAGGTTTGGCTGGTACGGCTCAAGGTATCCAAGGTGCGCAGGCTGGTTTGCAAGGTGTTGGACAGGCAGTTGGTGCAGGACAGTATGGGCTTGGTGGTCTAGGTGCTGCTACACAAGCCGCCGGTACATTAGGTCAGTTAGGTGGTGCTCAGTTTGGTGCCGAGCGCGACATTATTGGATTGCAGTCCCAGATGGGCGCGCAACAACAACAGCTTGAACAACAGAAGATTAATCAGGCTATTCAAGACTACGCTACCGCCCAGCAGTATCCGTTTATGCAGTTGGGTATGCTCAATGCAATGCTACGTGGTCTGCCGCTACAACAAGCTACTACACAGCAATATCAGGCTCAGCCTGGATTTGGTCAACAAGCTATGGGCTTGGGTCTTGGCGCACTAGGCGCTTATAAAGCGTTTGCTTAAGGATACGATATGAACCAAGGAATGCCACAACTAGGTAAAGGTCAGCAAATGGCTGGCATGGCTTTTGGACAACCTATGGGACAGCCACGAGGTAAATCGCCCGATACCATGAATGAGATTATGGCGCTGGCTCGTAAGATGAGCGATGCACAGTTGGCTGATGTGCTTAATGGTAGAAGTATGGATATTCCACAGTACGCGGCTATGGCGGAAGCTATGGGGCGTAAGAGTTTACGTACTGCCGTTATGGGAGCTCAAGCTTCAGCGCAAGCAAGACAGCCTAGCGTAAAAGATAGATTGATGGCACAAACAATGCCTGCGGCTGGATTAGATCAGTTGCCTGCCCCTAATATGGGTATGGTTGATATGGCTGATGGCGGTATCGTGGCGTTTAGTGGCAAAGAAAATGAGCAGTTGGTTGAAAGTAATCCAGAGCTTGAGAGAATCCAAAAGCGTGCGCAGGTGTTGGGTATGCCCAATATTTTTACCCCAAACATTGGCCCATACGACGCTTATCAAAAACTAATTGGAGAACCGTTTTCACGTTTCTTTAGCATGTCGCCAAGAGAGCAAGCCGTTGCTTTTCAAAAAGGCAAAGAAGCCCGTACTGGTGAGCGCGACACCTTTACAAGTACACCGGCTGATATATCTAAAGATACAAAGGCTATGGCGTCTGCTAGACAAAAAGACGTTGCCGAAGCCAAAGACGCGCAGACAAAACGTGATATGAAGGCTGCTGGCGTAACGCCAATGGATATAGAGCAGGCCGAAATTGGTTTGGCAATGCAACAAATGCTAAATCAGAAAGATCAAAAGGGTGATACTAGAGCCGCTGAACGTAGACAAGAACTTGCTGGCGGTGCCGGAACTAGAACTGGTGCCCCCGGTTTAAGCCCTGAGAAGCGCACTAACCCGTTTGGGCAATTAAGCGCGGAAGCACCTGATTATGAAAAGATTAAGCGTCAAGGGCTTGGAGAAGGTTTAATGGCGCTGTCTGGTGCTTTCTTTGCTAAACCAACTTTAGGACAGGCGTTAAGTCAAGGATTGCCGACTCTTGCCGCTATATCTGGTGCAACCCGTAAAGAAACCAGAGAAGCCGAAAAAGACTTTAAAGCATACAAACTTAACATTGCTAAAGCTAATGAACTGTTTGAGCAAGGGCAAGAAGACAAAGCCTTTAAATACTTTAAGCAAGCTCAAGACCATTTGTATCAGATGGAGAATGTGGCTGCGCAGAAGATGGCAGCTAACAGGCCATCAGGCGAACTTCAAGTTTTAAAAGCGCTTCAAAAACCAGGTGAAGACATAAACGATACATATGCACGAGTTTTCACAATGAAGCAAGATCCAAAGCAAGATCAAGCTTTGATGGCTAGGTATTCACAAGATCCGTTACGGTTTACTATGACTTACGATGAGTGGATAGCTAAAAACTTCCCTAATTATAAGAGCTCGCAAGTTGCAGGCGCAGGACAACCGGCGTATAGTGCTGTATATGACGCTAGCGGTAAGCGTATTTAGTAATTAAAAGTTGAGGATTTTTTATGACCTATGGGGTTAAGCTGCCTGACGGAAGAATTATAGGCTTTGATGAAGCCGTTCCAGTAGAGCAAGCTCAGCTTATAGTTCGTAGAGATTTTCCTGAAGCATTCAAGAAAAAAGAAGGTTTAGGCGCTGAGTTTTCTGAAGGTCTTGCTAGTTTAGTAGGCAGCACTAAAGCTGCTCTTACCGCACCATTTGCCCCCAAAGAAGCTGCAAGACAAGCATTGCTTGAAGAGCAGGCACGCGGGGCAGAGTTTGAGTCTGGCGTAGGACTAGACAAACTTAAAAAAGCATATCAAGAAAGAGGGCTCTTAGGCGGGGCTGGTGAACTTGCTCGTCAAGCACCTTTGGCTGTTTCTGGAATGGCACCGCAGATTGCGGCTTCTCTTGGTTCGGCTGCTACTGGTGCACGTATTGGTTCTGTTGCGGGTTTACCCGGCATTATTGGCGGTGCGTTGGGAGGCTTTGGTGCTTCTTTACTGCCCATATCAGGGCAAAATATTATTCGACAGGCGCAAGAACAAGAAGCCGCTGGTAAAGAAATTGATCCTAGTTTAGCTAGGGCGTATGGCGCAGCCGCACCTGCTGCCGCACTTGAGGTTGGTTCTCTTGGCTTTACTTTAGGTAAACGGCTTGTTGGTAAAGTTCTTGGGCAGAGCGAAAAAGAACTTGCTGAAGGACTCGCTAAAAATGCAGCTAAGTATGAGGCAGACCTTGTTAAGAATGCACAGGCTAGTTTGGCGCCAACACTTGGAAGAGGTGCGGCTCGTGGTTTAGTTGAAATACCTACTGAAGTTGCACAACAGATTCTGGAACGTTCACAGGCAGGGCTTGATTTGTTTAGCCCAGACGCTTTAAAAGAATATGGCGAAGCGGCATATCAGGCTGGGTTGGTTGGTCCTAGCGTCGGTGCTCTTGCTTCACCAGTAAGCCGTGCGCAAGCTAGATCAGAACTTGCAGATATTACAGAAAAACGTAGAGCAGAACAGTTTGCTGCTCAAACTGCTGAGGAAGAAGCGTACAAAGCTACGCCTGAATACGTAAACGAGCTAGTGTCAAAGCGTGATAGACTACAAGAAGAGATGACCGTACTTGACGGCATTCTTAAGATTAAATCACAGACTGACGAAGAAAAACAGTTAAAGCGCGAAGCTGCTGCTGAAAGAAAAAACTTACGTCTTGAGCTTGACCAGATTACAGAAAGCCTGCGTGAGATTGCACCTGATACACCAGGGCTACCCCCAACTTTAGCGCAACGCAAAGAGCAAGAGAGAATTCAAAAGCAGACTAAAGAAATTGCTGCTACTGCGGACTTAGTTACTGACGAGTTTGGTAATGTCATACCGGGGCTTACTAAATCAGGTGCCGTTGCCGGTAGAGAGTTAACGCTAAAAGAAAAAGCAGACGCCGATCGTGCAATGCTTGACCTGCAAAAGTTAAAAGAAAAAGAAGCTAGAGAAAAACTTACAGCACAAGAAGAAGCCCGTAAAGCATTTTTACAGCAACAGATTGATGAGATTCGTAGCGCTTCTGATTTTGCCCGTGATTACGTTGATGCAAGACTGGCAACGCGTAAAGGCTATACAGTTACTAGCGAAACTACTGGACGTTACGATCCAAAAGAAGGTATACCGCTTGATGTTTCTGAACCTGGACTTATTCGTCAAAAAGGGCTTGAGCAACTATTAAATAAGTCCGGCAAACAAGTTACATCAAACGAGCGTAAAAAACTAGAAGCAAATATCGATGCTGGAATATTAACCAAAGATGTAAAAAATCTTTTAGGCTTAGGCGCTGAAAAAGAATTAGGTCAAAAATCACAGCAGTTAATTGAAACTGCTGACATGACGCCTGAGCAACGTGATGAAGTGCTTGAAAACGCTAGACTGGCATATCCCATTTTGCAAGAAAGACTAAAAGCATACAAAGCTTCACGCATGGAGCTTTTAGATAAAAAGTTTTTTGACGACGCCGGAAAACCCACAAAGTTTTACAATCAAGCAATTGCTAATGAAGCTGCATACGTCGAACTTGAGCGTTTAGCAAATGCGGCTAAACGTACTCTTGAGCTAAATAAAGACAAAGAAACTGTTAATCTTGCTTTAATAGAAGCAAAACGTAAGCTACCGCAGTCTGTTGATTTAGTTGCACCTAATTTAAGCCAGCTTGAGTATCAAAAAGAAACACGTCGTCAAATAGACAAACAGCAAGAGCTTTTTGATGATATCCGGCTTACGCTTGATGATGTTGCTGAAAATTCTTTTTTAGGTAAAGGATACGAAGGCGCTGCAACAACCAAAGAGTTAGCTATACAAAAACTTGATGAATTAAAGCAAGACTATATTAATAGTGCCTTAATTCAAGCAGATGCGTATCGTAAATCTAATGGCTTAGACCCTTTAACTGAAGGCGAAGCTAAATCAATAGCTGAGCAACTTGATGCAGTTTTAACAGACGCTATTGCTCGTGGGCAACTAAAAGAAAACGAATTTGCCCAAGTTCAATCTGGTAAAGCTAAACCTATTTATGAAGAAGTTACTATTCCAGCGCAAATGCGTGCTGGCAAAATTGCAAGACCTGCCTATACAACCCGTAAGATAGTTGGGTATGAAAATTTAGACACAACACAAGAAGCGCCTGAAGGAACACAACCGTATTTAAGTCGTGAATACGCTTTGGGCAGTGTTGGGTTTGACTATGGTCCAAGACTGCCTGCTAATTTAGTTAAAGATTTACGTGCATTTGGTATTGGTGCAAGAGCTACGGGGCAACCATCTGAGCGCATGACAGGGTTTGAAAAATCAAAAGCACCTCAACTGGTAGAGCATCGTGGTTACGTGCAAGATAAATTAGCGCAAATAAAGTACAGCTTGATGCGCGGTAAGTTTAAAGAGAAAAAGCCTGGCGAAACAGGTGGCCCTTTAAAAAGAATTCCAAAAGAACGTGACCTTTTAACTTTACAAAAAACTGAAAAACAACCTAAAGAAACAGATCAAAAGCGCATTGATCGTTTGTTGGATAACGCTCTTAATGTTGGTAGCCGTTTACAAAATCAACTTGGTTTGCCAAAAAATGCTTTTGATGTAGGCAGAACTTTAATACGGGCATCTACTTTTGTTAAAGGCAAAATTGAACAAGATAAACGAGACGATGTTGACAACAAACAAATTGACAACGTACTTGATTTAGTAGACGAACAGTTACATAGGCTTACGCTTGGGCAAGACGTAAACAAAAAATATGCAGGTGATGTAGCTAAAGACATTAACAAGTTGCTAGACAGTTACGCTGATGTTGAAGAAGGCGCTCAGTTAGAGTTATTTACCCAAAGCAAAAGAGCAGCTAATCGTCAACTTAAAGACATTAACGAACAAATTGAAGAGCTTGGGCGAGTAAAAGATCTTAAAGATATTGGTT